AGTATTACCGTAAAATGATATTTGATGAGACCGAAATTAAGGCGCAACCCGATTTGGTTGCTTCCGGTATGTATCTTGCTGAACAGGTCGCGCGACGTAATCACGCCGGTGCGCTTACCTATGACGAAACCGTAGAGAGTGAAAAACTCAATCGTTGGAAAAACTTTTTTTCATATCATTCACAAAAAAATCGTAATTTATGAAACATCATCGTAACTACATACAGCCTAAGGGAGAGGTTAATACTCTTCCTTCTAAAACTGTTCCCGGTCAAACTCTGCCTATTCGCACGCTCGTCGATCGTTATCGCAAAGGGCAGGATGTTCCTTTCTTTTCTGGTACGTATAATGATAACCCTGATTTTGACGGCTTTGAGCGTTTAGATTCTGTTGAACGTGCCCAACTTGCTCTTGAAGTTCGTAAGTCTGTTAAGTCGCAACAAACTCGTCTCCAGCGTCTCGCGGATGACGAAATAAAACTGGCTCTGTCGAAAGACGATGCCGAAGCCATTACTTCTCTTGATGTATAATGGCTAATTGACACCGGGCACTAAAATAAATTTGCACGGGAGAAAAACTAAGTGTAACGTTGTGTCTCGAAAGTGCTTGTCTTGTTTGGTGCCTGGTGTCTAAACTACGTTAAGGGGGTTCCAGGGGCACAGCCCCGGACGGTGTTAACCTAAATTTTTTACTAAAAATGTCTATGTTGCGGTTTACTCTTAACTGGTTAATAAAACCTTTAATAACCTGCCGGGGGGGTGCAGGGGGGGTGGCGAAAGCCCCCCTGCTTCCTACGGAACTATCTACTTTCATCTTCTTAATTTGTATTCTTATGCCTATTGTCGAAGCAATTATTGGTGGTCTTGGTTCTGCTATTGGTAGCCTTTTCAATTCCTCAAGTCAAGAAAAAATAAATGACCAAAATATCGCTTTTCAGCGTGAAATGTATGGGCGCCAGTGGCAGAATAATCTTGACTTTTGGAATGCTACCAATGCTTATAACTCCCCTCAATCTCAAATGAAACGCTTTCAAGAGGCGGGATTAAATCCAGCTCTTATGTATTCTCAAGGTCAACCGGGCCAAGCCACTGTACTTAAATCTCCTGATACTTCGCCCCCTGAATTGCGTTCTCCTGAATGGGGAAATGCTCTTATGGGTGGCCTTCCTTTACTTAATGCTATTGCTGATCTTGGAATAAAACAGGCTCAAACCGATAATCTTAATGCTCAAAATACTGTCATTGTTCAAGACGCTGCTTTGAAGGCTGCGCAAACTGATCAAACTTTGGCCTCTACTAATCGTAGCCGTTTTGATTTGGACTTTGATACTGAATTTCGTGATACTTCCGCCGAAATGCGAAAAGAGGCTTTGCGTCAAACGAAAACTAATATTGATCTTTCACTTAATAAGGATGCTCGTGACGCTGTTGCCCTTGCTACTTCTGTTACAGAGGCTGCGGATCGGATGAAAACAGCCTATGAAAATAGGCTTTCGATTGAATTGGGTCGCGCTAAAACTGCTGCTGAAATATCGTCTATTAAACAAGACATGTCGCGTGTGCGGGAAAATGTTAAGTTGCTTAAACAGCAGGGCGTTCTTAATCAGTTGGAAATTGAAATGAGGAGTAAAAACATGAGTTTCAATGACCCGCTTTGGTCGCGTATGCTTGCGCCCATTCTTGAAAAACTTATCACAAAGGGCGGTGATTTCCTCTCTCCGGGTCGTGACCCAAGGAGCAGCAACCCTAAGCCTCCGCTAAATCGCTCTTTGTTTGAAAAACTTCTTTTTGGTAATTGATTAATTTCACACTCTAAACTTTTTGTTATGTTTAAAAAAAGATTTCGTTCTCGTGGTCGTTCTCGCCGTCGTGGTGGTCGTATTAATACCTATACTGTACCAAGGGGGGGTATACGGCTATGAGGTCACATGAATTTTTGATAACGGTTAGTCCTCGCGGTTTGGTTGTAACCGCAAGTGTTCTTGAGGGTAGTTCTCCGGATGATGTTTTTGACTTTAATTCGGAACGCGATTGTGTATTGTTTGCTAAGGTCATTTCGCAGTTACTTTTTGCGTATACCTGTCTCCCTCCTTCTGATCTTTCTGCTGATACTTTGCAGTGGATAAATTCCTCACCTTCTAACGATTCTGACCATGGCACAGATGAATGTGTTCTCCCAAGTTCAACTAAATAAACCAAAACAGTCTCGTTTTGATCTCTCACATGAGGTTAAAATGTCTTTTAAGATGGGTAAAATAACCCCCATTCTTTGTGAGGAGATTGTTCCCGGTGATCGTATTCAGGTCCAACCAAACATCATGATTCGTTTGGCTCCTATGTTGGCTCCTGTAATGCACCGAGTTCGTGTTCGTACTGATTTCTTTTTTGTTCCCAATCGCCTCCTTTGGGCAGATTTTGGTAAATGGATTACCGGGGATTTGGATGTACAACACCCTTACGCTAGTATTGATGATGCGGCTAAAATATTTACACAGGGTTCACCTGCTGATTATCTTGGTTATCCTACTATTGGCACTAATGGTGATACTGTTAATTACAATCCCATGCCTTTGGCTGCCTATTTGCTTATTTACGATGAGTATTATAGAGACCAAAATTTGATTTCTCCTGTGTTTGTCCCCCTTATTGCTGGTGACAATAATGCTGATTATGCGCCTGACACTTATAGCCCTGTTTTGAAGTCTCGTTGCTGGCAGCATGACTATTTTACTTCCTGCCTTCCTTTTGCTCAAAAAGGTGATGATGTTTTGTTGCCGTTGACAATTCAGGATGACATACCCGTTGAGTTTATTACTGGCCATAATCCTCTTCTCCGCCTTCCCGGTAGTGGCGCCGCTGATCCGGACGATGGTACTTTAGAGGTTAACGGTGGGCAATTGTGGAATACTGTCGGCAATCAAAATACCGCACTCGACCCTAATGGTTCTCTTGTTGTAGATGTTCAGTCTGAGGCCGTTACTATTAACACCCTTCGCCGTGCTTTCCGTTTGCAGGAATTTTTGGAACGTTCTGCTCGTGGTGGTACTCGCTATGTTGAATGGCTGTTGTCTATGTTTGGTGTTCGTTCTTCAGACTCTCGTCTCCAGCGTCCTGAATATCTTGGTGGTACTATTCAGAATGTTGTGTTTTCTGAAGTGCTTGCTACTGCACAGGAAACGACCGAGGAGATTCCCGTTGGTCAGATGGCGGGTCATGGAATTAGTGTTGGTGGTGGTAATACTATCTCTCTTCGTCATGCAGAGGAGCACGGTTGGATGATTGGTTTGATTTCTGTTCTTCCTGATACTGCTTATCAAGACGGTTTGCCCCGCGAGTTTACGCGCTTTGACCGTTTTGAATATGTCAATCCCATTTTTGCGAACATTGGTGAGCAAGAGGTATTAAATAAAGAGGTTGCCATAAACCATACTTTGCCCGAAGGTATTTTTGGCTATAATCCTCGTTGGTCTGAAAAGCGCTTTAAAAATTCGCGGGTTTCCGGTGATTTTAAAACCACGCAATCATTTTGGCATATGGGTAGGCAATTTGCGGGTGATCCTGAACTTAATGGAGATTTTGTTACGGCCGATCCTACCACACGGATATTTGCCTTTGAGGATTTGAATGCGGATAATCTTTATGCACAGATCTACATGAAAATGTCTGCCGTTCGCAAATTGCCGCGCTTTGGTATACCTACGATATAGATCATGGCTTGTTATACTCCTTTTATGGTCGATTTGAAATACAAGGAGATTCCGGTTCCCTGTGGTAGATGTCCTTCGTGCCGTCATCGTAGGGTTAATGAATGGGTATTTCGATTAATGGAAGAAGATAAGGTTAGTATTGCCTCAAACTTTGTTACCCTTACTTATGACACCGATCATGTTCCTATTTCCCCTAACGGATATATGACTTTGTGCAAAGCCGACGTGCAAAAATATTTTAAGCGGCTGCGCAAACTTATTCCCAAGGGTGGTGATAAGATCCGCTACTATGCTGTTGGTGAGTATGGCCGCCTTAACAAGCGGCCACACTATCATCTCATTGTGTTTAATGTTCCTGACGAAAATTTGTTTTTCGATGCTTGGCACTTGGACGGTATGTCCATTGGTGACATACACGTTGGTTCTGTATCTGGTGAGTCTATTGCCTATACTATGAAATACATGGATAAGCCGGGCTACCGCCGTATGCACGATCGCGATGATAGGGTTAAGGAGTTTTCCCTTATGTCTAAGGGTTTGGGACAAACGTATGTACATGACTATTCTATTGACTATCATCGCCGTGATATTGGTGCTTTGTTTGTAACTAAACTTGATGGTCGCAAAGTGGCAATGCCAAAGTATTACCGTAAAATGATATTTGATGAGACCGAAATTAAGGCGCAACCCGATTTGGTTGCTTCCGGTATGTATCTTGCTGAACAGGTCGCGCGACGTAATCACGCCGGTGCGCTTACCTA